GGTGAACGAGCTCAAGGAGACCGCAGGGAACCGCGATACATCAAACGGTGGTACGCAGAGTGGAGTAACTGCTGCATCAGCTATCGCCGCAATGCAAGAAAGCGCCGGTAAGACCTCACGAGACCAGATCAACACGACATACGAGGCACACAAGTCTGTTGTCAACATAGTGATCGAGCTCATACGGCAGTTCTATGATATGCCGCGGCAGTTCCGTATCGCTGGCGATAATGGCGAGCAGGAGTTCGCAACTTACGACAACAGCGGATTGCAGCCGCAGGATCAAGGCAATGATTTCGGACAGGACTTAGGATACAGACTTCCGGTGTTCGACATTAAGGTCGAGGCAGAAAAGAGTTCTTCATACAGTAGACTGTCTCAGAACGAGATGTCATTACAGTTCTATAATGCCGGATTCTTCAACCCTCAGTACGCGGATCAAGCAAAAGCATGCATTGAGATGATGGACTTTCAGGGTAAACAGTCAGTGCTCGATACCATCAGTGCTAATGGCGGCATGTATCAACAGCTCTTACAGACGCAACAGCAGTTGTTACAGCAGGCAGAGATCATTGACAAGCTTGCCGCAAAGCAGGGCATACAATCTAATCAGGCTGACCAGATGGCCGCGCAGATAAACCAGAACCTTAATTCAGGAGCGCAGAACGGAAAAGCCGAAACCAAGACTAACGGCGGCGGAGAGAACGCTATCGTGCAGAATGCGCGGAGCAAGGCATCAGACGCATCGAGGCCAAGATGATAGAGATTACTTACACAAAGAGCAAAGATGAATTCGTTCTTGATATGACAGGCCATGCCGGAAGCAATGAGCCCGGCAAAGATCTCGTGTGCTGCGCAGTAAGCACATTGTTCTTCACACTTGCAAACCGTATTGGCGGAATATCTGACGAGCACTCAGTATCATACAAAGTAGGAGAGGGACACATTGAAGCGCACGGCAGGGACACGTTAGAACCTCTCGAAACGATTCTCGCAGGTCTCACTACGTTGTCCGAACAATACCCGGAGTACATCACTATTAAGGGTGACATATGCTAGTTTTAATCAAAGTGTAATGATTATATCTAACAAGGGTCGTGACCTACCACAGAGAAAGAAAGGAGCTTTATGCCCTACATCAAATTCCTACTTCAACTCTTTGGAGAAGAAGGAGGAGCATCGGTTGATACCGGAGATTCCGGTACAGGTGACGCCGACACCACAGCGACAGAAACACCCGAAGCACCAGCAGAGGGCGAACAGCAGGCGGCTCCTGCTGCCGACGATAATCAGGTCGGTGAAGAATCTTGGGATTCTCTGATTAAAGGTAAGTACAAGAAGGAGTACGGCTCAGCCGTGCACAATGCAGTCGCGAAAAGGCTCAAGAATCAGCAGGATCTTCAAGGACGGCTCAAGTCTATCGATCCGATAGTCCAGGCGATGTCCCAGAAGTACGGCATACAGTCTAATCCAGACGGCACAGTACCGATTGACAAGCTGCAACAGGCAATAGACGCTGACAATTCTCTGTATGAGGACGAAGCGTACAAGCGCGGCATAAGCGTTGACGAGCTCAAGCACATCAAGTCGCTAGAGCGTGAGAACGCACAGCTCAAACAGGCAGAACAGAGCGCGACGAACCGCATGATCATCGACGATCTGCAAAGGCAAGGCGAGGCACTGAAAGAAATGTACCCCGATTTTGACTTAAAGACCGAACTCGACAATGCGGATTTCGGAAGGCTCCTGTCAGTGCTCCAGAAGAGCGGAGCTGGCAACGCTGTGAAAACGGCCTATGAGGTCACTCATAAGGACGAGATCATGAGCGGCGCAATGGCCTATGCGGTGCAGCGCACAAAGGAAAAGGCTGCTAAGTCAATCCAGAGCGGGCTCAAGAGACCTGCTGAAAACGGAACGACCGGACAGGCAACGTCACAGATCGGTGAAGTAGATCCTTCCAAGCTTACCTCGGCGCAACTAAAAGACTATATTTCGCGTGCGGAGCGCGGTGAAAAAATTACATTCGCGCCCTGAGAGGGAGATTGAAATGAAGAAGAATTATTTATTTGAATTACAGCTTTTTGCAGGAGAGAACAACCCGACACTGAACACACAGACTACGGCACTTGCCGACACCTCAACTCCTAATGATCTGTCTTCTACTATGAAGACGTTCTATAGGACTAATCTCCTTGAGAACGCAAGAAGTGAGCATTACTTCTCACAGTTCGGACAGAAAGTACCGCTTCCAAAGAACTCAGGAAACATCGTTGAATGGAGAAAGTTTGACACATTCGCGAAGGCTCTTACTCCCCTTACTGAGGGTGTAACGCCTGACGGAAACAAGATCAACATGTCAAAGATCACTTCTCTTGTTGGACAGTACGGTGACTACACTACTGTATCTGATCTTCTTGAGCTGAGAGCGATCGATCCGATTATCTCACGCGTCACTGAGGAGCATGGAGCACAGGCCGGTGATACTATCGATACAGTCATTCGTAACGCAGTTGTCGCAGGATCCAACGTCATTTATGCGCCTAAACTTGCTGCTGACGGAACAGAGACTGAAATAACTGAACGAGCAAACATCGACAAGACTTGCAGGATCACACCAAAGCTTGTCGATCAGGTAGTAACACTGCTCAAGAAACAGAAAGCTCCGAAGATCAACGGTTATTACGTCGCTGTCATTCATCCGTCAGTGTCTTATGACCTGAGAGAATCCGCTGCATGGCTAGATGCTCACAAGTATTCACAGCCCACAGAGATTTTCAATGGTGAAATCGGCATGCTTCACGGCGTCAGGTTCATCGAGGATGCGGACGCAAAGGTATGGACAAACACAAACGGAGCTGTCTATGCAACTATGTTCTTTGGTAGAGACGCTTACGGCATAATTGATCCTACTGCCGAATCGATGGAAGTCATCGTCAAGCAGCGCGGTAGTGCCGGTACGAGCGATCCTCTTGACCAGAGAGGAACAGTCGGCTGGAAAGCATCAACAGCGGCTAAAATACTCTACGAGGAGAGAATGGTACGCCTTGAGACCGGATCCAGCGTATTCTCAAGCGTAGATACAGCCAACTAATGGAGGTAACTATGGCAACAAAGAAAACTGAAACAACTGTAACTGATCCGTGGAAAGACATGGTGAAGATACGTCTGCCAAAGGCAGTTGCAGGAGAATCGAAGTACCAGTTCGTGGCAGTCAACTGCCACACGTTCCAGATAGAGAAGAACAAGGAAGTGGAAGTTCCGAGACCGATAGCAGAAGCTATCGCAGCTCAGCTCGATGCACAGACCGAGGCTGATGATTACGTCGAGGCTAATACTTCAAAGTGATGAATGGTGCGGGCATACAACGTGCCCGCATTTTTCATATGGTGGCAAATATGAAAGTATCAACGCTTATATCAGAGTACAACACTGACAGGCCAAATCAGGTAGACGATTCCCGAAAAATCAACTGGCTTAAAAAAGTTGAAGCAATGATTATCAGGGAAGTAGTATCGACGCATCAGGGTGGAAGTCTCGATACCTGGACGGTTGACGGTACTACGCTTACCATTGGCAGCACTATCTATGACACGGATATCGAAGCTATAATCTCTGATTTTGGAGACGACACAGAATTGATTGTTCCGGATCCATATTCAGACCTTTACATGTTCTGGCTGGATGAACGCATCGCACTTATGAACAATGAGACAAAGAGATACAGCTCAGTGTCTACGCTGTTCAACAATGCTTATGTGACATTCCAGCAATGGTACAACAGAACGCACATGCCTCTAAGCGGGCGCTCGCATTTTATCAATCACGAGGAGCTATAATGTTCCTGCCAACGATAGAAGATGACAACAACAGCCGGAGCGCGATTACAACGTGGCTCGGCTACAATCATAACTACAACACAAATGATGGCGAGTTCTATGACATGGAAAATATGTCGTCAGACCGCTATCCTTTACTGTCTCCACGCAAGACACGTCCGTTGCTCGTAAGCACCGCAGCAGAATATGACGCGCGCGTGGATGCTATAAGACTTACGAATACCGTAGTAGATTCTGACGCTCAACCGGCATCAGGCGATTACTGGAATGACACAGCTAATGATATCTTGTATCACTATGTCAATAGCGCGTGGGTGGAAACAGACCACAAGAAGGTCATCAGAGGACTGCTGCTAACTGACAACAAAGTAGCGTACCTTGCCGATGATATCCTGCATTACAACGAACATGAATACGACATGTCTGCGTATATGAGCGCTGCCGGATTAAAGACAGATCAGCAGCTCTTACGGTTCGGTTCTTATATTCTTATATTCCCAGAAGGCGCATATCTCAACGTATCTGATACTACCGACATCGGGAGAATATCCACATCATACTCAGCCGCATCGGGCGTAACTATCACATATCAGATGACCGACTCAGCCGGCGCAAGCTTGCAGAATGTAGTTGCAAGTGATACAGCGCCTACATCGCCGGCAAACGGTGACTACTGGCTTTGTACTGCAACAGGCGCAGAAGGACTCAATATTTGGGACTCAAGCAAAAGTATGTGGACTGCTGTGGCAACGTCTTATATCAAGATAAGTATCCCGGGAGCTACTCTTAAAAGTTTATTTGATGTGGGTGATACTGTCACTCTTAATTCAAGTATAGCGGACATTAACAGCGGTTCCGTAATACAAGCAATGGGCAATGATTACATACTCGTGATCGGGCTCATTGCCAACGGCGTATCAAAGACCGACATTACTGATAATCAATGGACGCTTACTCTTACAAGAAAGCTTCCCAAACTCGATTACGTCTGCGTAGATGATAACCGCGTGTGGGGATGCTATTACGGCGACGACGGCAATGGCGGGATCGTAAACGAGATATACGCA